AGAGATCCGGTCATTGACGGTATCCGTGTTACGCCATTCGAATATGGTTATCAATATCTTACTGACCCACTAGACTTTTCCAGCACTCCAAAAAGAAACGACGAAATGGACGTGTTGCTGTGCGGAGATGCTACACGAGTAAGTGAACTAACATTCCAAGGTCACGGCGGGTTTGTGATGGTGCTAGATCCAGACAGTCAAATTCTTTCTAAATCACCATATTTCCAAACAGGTTCTAGTTTTTCAGCAAGCAACAATGAAAAAAGATTTGCCGGTGGACAGTTTGTTGACGGTTTCTCTGGAGACCTAGAAGGTGTATTACTTCAGAGAAAAGTTACCGGTGGCGTTGAAGATCCATCAAAACTTATTATCGGCGGTGTTTTAAGAGAACCTCAACTGCCAACTTCATTTATTTTAAATGATGATATTTTCCGTATTACTATTACTAATAGAATAGAAACTGATTTTTTCGATGCCAAGGTCCTATTAGAACAGAATAGGTTGTTTATCCAAACAGAAACTATTCTTTGGATCAATGGCGCTTTTCCGACTCTAGACTTTAATGAAGACAAATGCTTTAGAGACGTTGGTCTATTAGTTGATGCTGTAGTATCAGATACCCTGTATGGTGGATTCCTAAACAGTACACAAGCCGGTAGATTATATTTCTCCGCTGGATCAACCGTTATCAGCGGTCAGGTTGTTGAAACTGTAGCTGCTGTTAACAAAATTAAAGAAATTGCTGACTTTGTTATTAGACAAAATATCTATCCTAGGGTAGGACAAATCAGTCAAGTGACAAATATTAACTTGTCTCAGGGAAGCCTGGCTAGTACTACTGTAGAAAAATGTTTTAACTTAATTGCCAACATTATCGAATACGGTGAAAAAATCTATGCGGCAAAAGCACTGTTACAGGCCAACAAAGAACTAATACAATCTGAAACAATAAATTACATCGATGTGTTTTATCCTAGCCTGGATTATGACAGAACTTTCTGTAAACGAGATGTTGGTTATATTGTAGACGCGATATCAATTGACATATTTGGAGATTTTAATAATTCTCTAAGAGCAGGTCATTCTTATTACCGACGAGGAAACAGAGTATTCGACAGCGATCAAACAGCTCCGACCATTGATAGCATCAACTATGCCAAGGGATTGATGTTGAACATAGTTAAAGGAATCGGCATTAGTCCTGTTAGAAATAGAAAAACGTTCAATCCCGCGACAGCTATAAATCTAGTATCTAATGCTATAACAATACCATCGCATGGTTTCACTTCAGGGTCTAAGGTAGAATATAAAAACGGCGGTGGAACTTCGATCACTATTAACGGTGATACAACTCCAGTTGCTAATGGTTCAACTTTCTTTATTTTTGTAATAGACGGTAACACTGTTCAATTGTATGAAACTTTTGAACTTGTACTTGCTAGAGAAAAAGAAGTTCAAACTTCTATCGAAATCAACATTGATTCTATAGGAACTGGCACAGCACATACTCTAGAACTATATCAAACTGTGGATCTAACTGTAACTGAAGAAGAGTTAGATGACGCTGGAGTACTAGACGCAATTAACCTTGGTGTAGAATATATAACAACTCTTATCAATGGTGATTTCGATTCGGTACCGCAGATTTATCCTCTGTATGAATGTTTATTAGATACACCGTTCTATGGGTCTGGTCAATTCAACGAAGTACAGTTTTCTAGCGATGTTAACTCAATTTTAAACGCATCCACATTCGATATGGTACTAGGATCTAACTATCAATCAGTTAGATCTGCTATTTCATATATCGGAGTGTATCCTAACATCGTAATACTGAACGGTTTTACTAAAACCGAAGAAGAGGCGTTAGAACTATTACCCGGATCGACATATTCTTCTGCTAGATCAGTATTAGCTGATCGATTTGATACTATCAGAACAATTATTAGAGACGGCCTTGCTGCTGCTCCGAGCGTTACATATCCGTTACCAACAGGAATGAGTGCGTCTGACAATAAAGCCAAGGCCAGAGATATTTTAATTACTAATCGAGCATTTATTCAGGCAGAAGTAATAGCTTGGATCAACAGTGAATATCCTTCGTTTGCATACAGTCAAGATGCATATTCTAGAAACTTTGGGTATGCGATAGACGGTATGATCTACGATTTACTCTATGGCGGTAATAGCCAATCGGTATTTAATGCTAGGTCGTACTACATAAACAATGAAAGCACTATTCCTGGCGGCGAAGCGATTGTTTCGGCTGCGTTTGGTAGACTAAAAACAGTAATAGGTTTCGTAGCTGTTAATAATGTGTCTTGGCCGAAATCGCCGGGCAACGTGTTAATACAAGACACTAGCTTACCAGCAGCGTCCTCGGCCGAGGCAACTACACTAGGAACATTATCTGATATTCTAATAGACTATGTTGCCGATGGCGATTTTGACACTCCGGTTACTGTGGTAAATCCTACCCTAACTGGTCAAAGTGCTACACTACAGACTGCTCGGGCCTTGATAATTGCCGAATCTCCTACTATACAGGCCACTGTTATTGATTCATTAAACAACGGTCGAGGAAAAATTGTACTTGGTACAGGCGGTAACAAGTCTATGTTGGGCAATGACTTTACTCAAGTCAACGACATGGGCTACGGTGTATTTGCTACTAACAACGGATTAGTTGAATCTGTATCGATGTTCTCATATTATTGCTGGGCATCATTCTTTGCGTTAAATGGCGCACAGATTCGTTCGCTCAATGGATCATCATCTCATGGCGTCTACGGACTGCGTTCCGAAGGTGCTGACCCTATAGAAATCCCCGATTCAGTTACACTAAAGTTTCCGTTAATTCAAACTGCTGTTGCTTACGAAAATTCAGAACTTGATCTCACTAACGAAGAAGGTTCGCTGGTTGTGTATGTAACAAACTACAGCTACACACCAAGAGGTGGAAGCCAGATCGAAATAGATCACACTGATGATCCCGGAGCAGGTCCTAGACTAGGCACAAGGGTATACACAGTTAATGCTGCTAGCACAACTGATATGCCAGACGGTGTTTGTGAACTACGATTAACTGTGATTGCAGGTCAAGAAGGTCTAGCAAATGCGCTACCAGTCGGCAAACCTATTATCATTAGACAGAATGAGGAAATACTCCTTAGCGGCAAAGAAGATATCGTTGCTACTCGACCATCTACTGCGTTAGTGTTTGACGAAGATCGCACAGGCACAATTAGAGTAATTAGCTTTGATGATTATACAGGCGAAGGCGCTCTCCTCGATGACGTCGCTGTTGGAACTAGAGACGGTTTTAATTATATTTTACTTGCGGTTCAAAAGACTCTGTTAGAAGTACCTGTAGAAGCAGGTTACGGTAGAGTCGGCGACGATCAACTTATCATCCAAACTTTAGGATTCGTTAATCAAGAGCGTATGCTGTTCCAAACAACAGGTGCTATGATCTTTGACGGCAGCACTATAGGAACCGGCGGTCCTATATTTGGTTATCAGGATTCTATCTACGAAGTTACTAACTATGAACGAGTCGCAATAAGCTCAGTTAGCTCCTACGGCGTTGTAACATTTAGAAACGTTACATTCCCATTAGCCGAAACTAGATCTGAAAGCATAGCCGGAATTACCGGTACCACTGTTGCTGTTATAGAAACTGTTGCTGATCATAAATTAAGAAACGGCAGACAAGTTAAGATATTGGGTAACAATTATTATGTTAAGGTTGTAGATGCCGATCAATTTGAAATCTATGCCGATAGCGACTTAACCGCTCCTATTATACCTGCTACTGTTGCTGGAGCAACATCACTGACTGTGCTTGGAGGGTTAACATTTTCTCCTTTAGACAGTAACGGAAATATCACATTGTCAGCAGGCCTAAGACAAGGTGCCACCGGTGATGTTACTGTTAGAATTTCAACTATGCGAGCAACCGGTCATGACTTCTTAGACATCGGCACTGGCTCGTTCGCTGACACTAACTATCCTAACAACATCTATGGACCTCCTGCTAACAATCCTAACGCAGAAAATCAAGTACTAGAGTCCAATAAAGGTCGTGTGTTCTTTGTGTCAACCGATCAGTCTGGTAACTTTAAAGTTGGTGACTTCTTTGCTGTTGACCAAGGTACTGGTCGTTTAAGTTTAGATGCTAAAATCGACCTTAGAGGTATTGATTCTCTAAGATTGAGATCAGGGCAAGAAATTTTTGAATTCTCAGACGATACCACAATGGGCGGTGTGGGTCCTGCTGATGCTAATGCTGTTCCTACTGAGAATGCTGTTCGAAACTACATAGACAGCAGATTAGGCCTAAATCACTTCGGTGAAAGAGTAACTGATACCCTTAGAGGTCCTGGCTACCTAGCACTTAATGGCGAATTGTCAATGAAAGGCAACATTGACATGGATCGATTTACGGTCAGAAACTTACCGGATCCTAGAAGAGGAGCGTCCGGAGATAACGATGCTGTTCGTAAATCTTTTATGAAGATGGCGAACTTACAAGACGCACCGAATGCTTGGGGACCGGAAGTTGGTCCTAGCGTCTATGGTATAAGCAATTCTGATATCGTAGTGTTTACCGGTAATAATGCCGACTTCACAAACGGAACAGTAGTAGGGGCGTTAACTCTAGCAAGAAGCGGATTAGTTAAAAATGGTTTACAGGCAAACCTAACATCTGGTGGAACAACTGTTACACTAACAGCTGGTAATACAACTGGCATCGTAGCTGGTCAAACCTTTGAAGTTACTTCAGGCAGTGGACGCTTTGGTACTGGTGCTACTGTGTTAGCAGTAACTTCTAGCAGCGAATTTACAGTATCAGTACCGCATTCAGTTACTGGAGCTGCTACATTTGTTGTTAATGGTATCAAAGTTATATCAACAATCAACAGCAACATAATCACCGACGATAATATTAATTACGATGCTGCTATCAGTCAACATAAGTTGAAATTAAACACTGTTAGACCTACAACAGCTGACGGTATAGTAATCAGTGGATATGTTTCGGCCGGTGCGTCTACTGTTATTATAGCTAACAGTCACGGGTTAAGCGATGGCGACACTGTGGTCATTAGCGGAGAAACTACAGTTACAGCAATCAACGGTGATTGGCGGATCAGTTCAATCACTGGTAATACTTTCTCTATTCCAGCTAACACAACCGGAGCAGGAGTGATTAGCGGTAGTGGAAGAGTCAGAGCATTTGGACTGGTGTCAGCCGTTAGATCAGCCGAGTTTACTGCTACAAACGGATTCCTAGCATTGAAAGATGCTACTTCAGTTAATGATGGTGTTGCTACTACCAAACTAACATGGATTGATCCATCAGTCTACAATTCAACAGACAATCCTAGTTTATCTGGTACTTCAACTAAAGTCCTAGGTAGAAGGGGTGTGCCGTCTGTAGGGACTCCAATTGGAGCCGTAGTTCCTTTAGATGCTAGAACTATTATAGAAGACGGCGACGGGTTGAGTAGGGCCGAGGTTCCGAGTCTAGGTCTAGTGAGAAGAATAGCCACAGGAACAGGACCTAATAGATTTAGCACTATTGATTTCAGTTCAACTAACGTATTTTCCCCTTCCGAAGGATCAATTGTCCAGCGTAATACAACTACTGGTGGTTTTTCTGCAGGAGACATAAATGTAGGAAATATTATTTCTTCGGGTAGAATTACTTTAACCGGTGGTGTTGCTGTCGATGCTGGCATCAGTATGACAACCAACGCTACAACAGCATCTGTGTTAACTCGATCATTAAACACAGGTACTTCGTATTATACTGAACTTCGATCAGGAAACGGAGCGTCTGGTATCCGAGTCTATGACGGTGACAATACTGATTTTAGATTTAACAACTACTATGCCGACGAACACAGATTCCTAACTAGAGGCGGTAGTTCAGGAGCTATACAGGTCAACGGTGGTCAAATTAGGTCTGGAACTGAATCAGCGCCAACATCCGCTACTCTTATCGGTAACTGGTCAATCGCTGCTGGTTCAACTTTTGCTGCTACATGGGCAGACTTAGCTGAATATTACAGCAGTGATAAAGAATACGACGAAGGAACCGTTGTTGAATTTGGCGGTGATGCCGAAGTTAGAGCATCTACAGAACCGGCAACAACTCGAGTGGCTGGAGTTGTTAGTACTAAACCTGGATTTATAATGAATGAAGGCCAACAAGGAACTCGGGCATTGATCGCTTTACAAGGACGTGTGCCATGTAAGGTTGTTGGTAAGATTAGGAAAGGAGATCTAATTGTCGCTAGCTCTATACCGGGAGTCGCTATTTCAGCAGGAATTAAAGCTCTTCCGGGGACAATTATCGGCAAAGCACTTCAAAACTATGACAGCGACCATATAGGCAAAATTGAAGTTGCCGTAGGACGACTATAATTGGTAAATATTAGATATAGGACGAGCTATGGCAATTCAACCCATTAATATTGGCAATCAAGTAAATGACGGTACTGGCGACGATCTCCGCACGGCATTTCAGCGTGTAAATGCTAACTTTACTGATCTCGACGGTCAACTACGGTTAGACGGAGCAAACGTCGGTGTTCCGACCGCTGGCTCGTTTGCTACTGTATTTAAAACCAAAAATAACTCAACTTCTCAACTACAATTCAAAACTATTCTGCCAGGGACAAACATTAATCTCGTTAATGACACAGATAATATTGTCATTAGTTCTCCTTCGCAAAATACATTTGTTTCAGTAGTCACTGACGGCGGCAGTGTGACAGCGAACACTGCCACGTCTATATTAAACATAGTGGGTGGTAATAACGCCAATGTAGTTACTGAACCAGGCAATCGAGTAGTAATTAATGTTGATCGTATCGGAAATCAATTAGAATCAAATCTAAGTTTAAACGGCTTTAATATCCAAGGCTCCGGTAATATCAATATAACTGGGAACGTAACAGCTTTAAATTACACCGGTAACGTAGCAGGAGTAAATCCTGTGCCAGTGATTAGAAGCACCTACGATATCGACTTCGGAACTGCGGTTCCTGGAAAATATGATAATGCTATACAATTTATTATAGCAAATACAGATTACGATTTTGGATCTATAACATCGCCAAGTGGCTTAGAGTTAGATCTAAATCTTAGCTCGAACTAACGGAGAAAAAGAATGGCTCTAAGATTAAGAAGAGGAACTACAGCAGAACTAGCACTAATAACACCGCAAGACGGTGAACTGCTGTATGACGTTTCGACCAAATCACTTTATATAGGTGACGGTACTACCGCCGGTGGAAAACTACTAGCTAGCGGTGGGACAATTTTGGAAGATATTGTACTGAACGGTAACGATATCACAGGCACAGGCGATATTGATATCACAGGCGACATCGATGTCGCCGGTAACATTCATGCTACTGGTAATATTACTGCCGACGGAGATATAACTCTAGGAGCAGGCGGCGATGATACAGTTTCGTTTGATGCTAAAGTCGGAACTGATATCGTTCCAGAAACTAGCGCAAATGTTAATTTAGGCTCAGTATTCAAATAGATGGGTTAACGTTTATGCAATAGCTGTTGACGCAAACACACTGACTGGACAATACCTTCGGATACCACACAGGTGACGTCCAGGGTTCAGTGTTTGCGGACGATAACAGCGTCGGCGGCGACTCGACCCCATTAGTTGATGCTGTTGCTGGTAAAATTGTAGGGCCAGTTGAAACAACAACAATTTCTGCTAGCGGTGGTATTACTGGAAATTTAACAGGAAACGTAGCAGGAAATGTCCAAGGCGATGTGATTGGAAACGTTCAAGGCAACGTTACCGGCGTGTTTATCGGCGAACTTAGATCATCGTCCGGCGTAGTAGTCGGTGACACTGGAGACGAAGATTTCGCCCAGTTTAGAGCAAATGTGGCTGGTGACCTGTATGGTTCAGTATTTGCTGACACTACAAATGTTGGAGCCGGTGCTGTGTTGTTAATCGATGGCTCCGAAGGTACTATTAATTTAAACAGCACAATCAATGATCATATTGTTTCACAGGTTGATGCTCAACACGATGTTGGAAGCAGAAGTGTTAATTTTAGAAATGCGTATGTAAGTGATCGAGTATATTTTGATAATACCTACGATATACAGCTAAGCCAGGATTTAACTAATTCAGTATCTACAACAATTTCTTTCAAAGGCGGTTCGGCTAATCTACTGCCAGTAACTACTACTATTAGCGGAAATATTACTGGAACTGTATCTGCTTTCCAAGTGGCCGATGCCAGAGGAATTAGACCGGGAGCTATTTTTAGCATACCAGGAATGGTTGAAAGAACCGTAGACACTGTTAACGTAGGTACCGGAGCTATAACATCTACTGAACCATTTAGTGTTAGTGGCAGCACCGACGGGTTGATTATCGTCTTTTATAATCCGCCAGAAGTTACTACTACATACAAAGTTTCTGCTCCTACCGCTGCTGTTGGTGATCCTAGTGATGTAAAAGGTATGGTATTTGCTGATGCTAATTTTATCTACGTATGTACAGCCAACTACAACGGCGTTACTGACATATGGGTTAGAAGCGTAGCAAGTACCTGGATTTAAGGAACATGAATGGCCATTACATGGAGCACACCCGCTGGGTCTTTAGGAACGATAGAAGAACGAGTAGCACAGAATATCACACTTGTAGCTACAACTGACCTATCCGAAAATGTTGTCTATAAGCTTCAAGCAGGAGCATTGCCTAAAGGCCTTAGGTTAGAAAATAATAAAATAGTCGGTACTCCGTTTGAAGTGCTTAGGCCGGAAACATTCAGAGTAGTTATACGAGCTCAAGATTCCGAAGAAGCAAACGATAGAACATTTAGTATACAAGTAACAGGTTCAGACGAACCTGTTTGGACGACTCCGGAAGGACTACTACCAGTTGGTCCAAATTCTACCTTTTTTGTGTTAGACAATGATAAAGTAGATTTCCAATTAATTGCTCTAGATCCAGATTTTCCAGCCGGGGATACTATCGAATATTACATTCCCTATAACGGCGGCGAGCTTCCGCCTGGACTAAGTCTTTCTAAATCCGGAAGGATTACTGGCTTCACTGATCCAATATTTGCCTTAGAATACAAAATATACAGCGGAAACTATGATTTAAATTTATTTGATTCTGCTCCTTACGACCTAGGTCTAAGACCCATTAACGGTTTCGATAGTTTTACATTTGACGATCGGACCTTTGACTTTTTTGAAGAAACTAATTTTCCTAAGCGACTGTCAAGGTATTATCAGTTTACAGTAGTTGCCACAGACGGACTGTACGAAACAAGACGTAGTTTTCAGATCTATGTAGTTAGTGAAGAATTTTTACGAGCCGATAATACCATCATACAGGTCGGTACTGGTATATTTCGCGCAGACAATACCTATATTAGAAATCCAATTTGGATCACTGATACAAATCTAGGCCGTAGACGAGCAAACAATTATATGACCATCTACCTCGATGTCTATGATCCGCCGACTATGGCTGGATACATTTCCTATCGATTTGAGATCGTAAATCCACAATTTAAAGCTAAAACAACAGCTATCGCTAGAGACAATTCTTCGTATGTTGACATAGTTCTTTTACCGGACGCCGACGGAAATTACGGAACAATTAGAGCAGGACAACTCTTAGGCATCAGTAATCGATACAATTTTTTAGACAGCACTCTGGGCTCATATACAGTTGTTTCTGTAGAGAAATTAGATCCAGATGTTTTTGTTCCAAGTCAATACAGATATAGAGTTTATTTAGACCCCAACCTAACCGAAAGGATCGGTAAAGATGTTGAAGTATTTTTTGGCACACGAAGTCAATTGCCNCCGGGACTAGAACTAGATACTATAACTGGCGAACTGGTTGGACGTNNACCGTTTTCAATCTAAAATTACAGTAGATTACGAATTCACNGTGACCGCTATTAATAATTATGAAAGCGGTGTCAGNGCTGCTACACCAAGAACATTTAACATAAGCATACTAGGCGAAATAGAAAGCGGAATACAATGGCTNTCTGATAGATTCGTTGGNGAGATTTCTCCTAACAAAGATAGTCAACTGTTTGTTGAAGCTGTCTCAAAATTAAGAGGTGGCGCTGTACTCTATAAGTTAAGATCTGGTAGACTGCCTCCCGGATTAAAATTATTACCGACTGGAGAAATTATCGGTAAAGTTAATCAAATAGGCACTGAAACAAAACCCGGAACCACAAGATTTTTTAATTGTCGTAGTTATCAAGGTAATACCTGTATTGATAAAGACTTCGAATCAACAACCTTTGACGGCGGTCTTACTACCTTCGATAGATTCTATACGTTTGTAGTCGAAGCTCGAGATATTTTTAACTTTGCCGAAAGTGCTAAAACTTTTCAAATTGAAGTGTCCACCCAGGCTGCGACAGTCTATAGTAATATGTACTTCAAGCTATTCCAGAAAAAGAGTAAACGTGCTCTTTGGTCAGATTTTATTTCTGATCCTACAATTTTTTCTCCGGAGAAAATTTATAGGTTCGGTGATCCGGCATTCGGAGTCCAGGACGAATTAAAGATGTTGATGTATGCCGGGATAGAAAGTAAAAGCGCTGAAAGATTTGTACAGGCGTTAAGTAGAAATCACAGCTATAAAAGATTTAGATTTGGTTCGTTAAAAAAAGCTGTAGGCAAAGATCAGGTCAATCAAAAAGTGTTGTACGAAGTTGTATATGTAGAAATAGTTGATCAATTGGTTAAAAACAATGTCAGTATTTCGANAATNGTCGAACTTCCTGATTATATCAAAAGCTCAATACTTGCCAGTCAAAATAATATCTCAGTAGACAANGGTATTGATCTCTTTACTCCTGCTGGTTATTTTGTCAGTGACAGTGANCTACAAAGNATTTTCCCAAACAGTATAAAAAGCATGAGGAGACGTATTAAAGATATNGGAGTAAGAGACCGGACTTACTTGCCATTGTGGATGCGTAGTATACAAGAATCTGGTTTTGTAGAACCCGGATTTGTTAGCGCAATTCCAATATGCTACTGTAAACCAGGTCAGGCCGACGATATTATTTTAAACATTAAAAACGATAAATTTGATTTTAAGGTGCTAGATTTCGAAGTAGACCGATATGTTATCGATTCCATCAATGGGATCCTTGAAGATCAATACCTTGCGTTTCCTACTGGTGTAGCAGCAGATTTGGAAGAAGCACAGACTATAACAGATAGTGGAGGGGGCAACGTCTTCACGTTTGACAGCGAAACCGAAACGTTCGACAACGATACTATCACGTTCGATAAAGGAATATAAAATGGCAAGACAACCAATTAGTAGTGGCATAGTAGCTAACGACGGCGGCGGTGATACTCTCCGGGAAGGCGCACGTAAAATCAACGAAAATTTCATCGAACTATACTCGAAACAGTTGCCCCTTCAAACAGGCAATGCTGGGAGATATTTACAGACTAACGGTAGCCAGATAGTATGGGCGCCGATCAACGTTGTTAATATTCAAGGAAATGCCGGAACAGTAACCAACGGCGTGTATACCACAGGTAGCTACGATGATCCTAGTTGGATCACAGGTCTAGACGGTGGAAAATTATCTGGNACAGTTGTTGCTACAAACGGNGTTGTGACTACNGGCAGTTATGTTAATCCTAGCTGGATTTCTAGTTTAAGCTTTGATAAAATTACAGGAACCGTAGTTGCTACTGACGGAGTTGTGACCACAGGCAGTTATGTTAATCCTAGCTGGATCGTATCACTAAGCGGCGATAAACTAACCGGTACTGTGGTTGCTACTAACGGAGTTGTAACTAATGCCTTATATCTAGATCCGGATTGGATTGTAACACTAGATGGCGGAAAAATTACCAACGCTGTTCTTACCACAGGTTCATACAATGACCCAGCGTGGATCAATAGTATAAGTGGGTCAAAAGTGTCGGGCAATATTTCCGGTAATGCGGGAACTGTTACAAATGGCGTTTACACTACAGGAAGCTACAATGATCCTAGTTGGATCATCGGCCTAAGCGCAACAAAAGTATTGCCTAATCAATCAGGGAATACAGGTAAATTTCTTTCCACAGACGGATCTACTATTAGTTGGTCAACTGTAACCTTGCCTCCGTCGTACGATCAAAGTTTAAACACTACAGACAGCGTTGAGTTTGATGAAATTACTGCCAACGATATCACTGTTAACGGTACTGTTACTGCTGAAGAATTTATTACTGACTCTCCTGGTACTCCGGAAATTTACAGCGACACTAATTTAAATTTATCAGCAGGAGACGCTGTAATTATCACTGACAGTGTTTTAAGATTACGTCAATTTACCGCTCTGGAAATTTCCGGCCTCACTGGTGTAAATGGTGATATAATTTATAATATTGATACGCATAAATTCCAAGGTTATGCTAACGGAAGTTGGGTTGACCTACACTAAGGAAACAATATGTCAGAATCAAAATTTTATCAACTAGGAACACATACAGAATCGGATTGGGACAGTTTACATATTGAATTGACTACCGAAGGGTGCGAATGTGAAACTGTTCCTTCTAGATGCGTAACTTGTTCTGATGATAAACCACATAGTCCTACCAGAGGCACTTATCTTCTTACAGATCAAGAAGCCGAAACACTAAAGAATGATCCTAGAGTAAAATTTATTAATATTGATTATAGCCAGTACCCAGACATATATAAACCCCCAGCTGATGAGCTACAGGCTTCTAGTCCTACGTTAGTTAACAGATATACTACTCCAGTAAAAAATTATAGGAGAGTGTTCGGTTTAAACACCAGTGATGTAAATAGAACCGGATATCAGTTACGCCGTTGTCAGCAAAAGTTAGATCCGTGGGTCGATGGCTCATACGCAGATAGCTTTGTAATCGAATCGAACATCAGCCAATATGGTACCGGAAAAGATATTGACATTATTGTAGGTGACGATGGCATGTGGTTTGGACACCCAGAGTTTCAAAATAACACCGGAACTGCTCATCCCACTGATTATGTAGGAGGTAATGTTCTTCCAGGAAATGGTACCTGCGATTTATTAGATCTAGTATTAGATGCGCCATATTATTTAGACCCAGCATGGTTTGATGCCGATGCTGGCGCTAGGTTAACTACTAGATGGGATGGAACTGTTGTTCCAGTCGAGTCAGTGGCTAGATCCTGGTGGGGCAATTCTAGCCAGCGTTCTTCACAGTTTTCTTCTGTAGGTACTGTTAGTATTACTAGTTTTTACACAAGGGCATACAACAACGGATCAAACACTTCCAGATCAACAGTAGGTCAGCACGGAACTCCATGCTGTGCGTTAACTTACGGTCGCACACACGGTTGGGCGTATAATGCTAACAAATGGGCGTTGAATGTTTATAACACCAACGGCAGTGACATAGAGCAATACTTCGATCTGATGAAAATTTTTCATCAACTGAAACCGATCAATACTAGGTACGGAAATAAAAATCCCACAGTAAGTTCTAACAGTTGGGGATACCGGGCAAGTAAAGGCACCACTAACGGATATTATCATTTTCGTGGAACAGCAACACAGTACGGCGGAGTTAACAGTGAACCTGCTTTTATCAGTCACTTAGGTCAAACTGGCGATGCTGGGCGTTGGAAATCAGAGATGAAGACTAATTCTTATACTACTGCCCTTGACGAGTGTATTAATTCAGGTGTGATATTTGTAGGAGCCGCAGGTAACAGTAATCAAAAACAAGTTGGGTCGTCACACCCAGACTGGCAAAATAGAGTTTCTGCTACAGAAAGTCAAACAATGGAACAGACCAGTTATTTTGAATTTGGATTAGAAACTACTGGGTCTACTAATCGTCGAGGGTTCCCTCAGCAAGGGGGCATGTTTGACAGCGAAACAAATGAAAGAATTTACCCGGTTATTAATATCGGTGCGTTAGATGACAACTATAAAACCAGCAAAGAAGCCAAAGTCAACTATAGCGATCGCGGAGAAGAAATAGATGTATATGCGCCGGCAGATGGCACCTTAGCAGCTAATCATACCTATACATCAGTAGGAAACAGACCAGATACGTATCCGGGATTTACCTTCAACGGAGGTGTAGCCACTGACTGTACATTTGGGGGCACTAGTGCTGCCTGTCCAGTAGCCAGTGGATTTATAGCAACAGTTCTTGAACATAATAGAGGTTGGGGATGGCAGGATATTAAAAATTGGTTAGGATCGTTAGATAACCAAACAGACAGCGTTTTTTATTACGGTGTCGAATCAACATCAGCTAGTAGTTCAAATTGGTTTGATTACGAAAGCCTCGAAGGAAGCCCTGCTAGAGTGTTGTATCAAGGAAATATTCCAGTTACCAATCCAGCGATCGGCAAAAGAGTCATGCGAGGCAGTGTAAAATTAGCCAAAGGCGCAGGCTTGAGATTTAAACCTTAATAAATATTACAAACGGAGACAACAATGACCAGTGCAATTAACGCAAACGCCATAGATTCTACATACCCGATCGCTGGCGTCGACAACGATACCGAAGGGTTTAGAAATAATTTTAACTATATCAAAATCGGACTTGCTGCGGCAGCAGCAGAAATCACTGCCCTTCAAAACGCAACTGGTGGTTTGAACACTGGCGAGATTGAAAATGGCAGTAATTTTAGAAATAGATTCATTTCAGACGCTGTGTTTAAGAAAAATACTCACAGCGTACTAGATGGTGTAGCTACAATTTTATCAGGGGTAGTTACCGTAGATCTATCAAATGCCGACCATCAACATCTTGTGCTAATTGATGCTGGTCCGTTCCCGATTAGTTTCGCAGAAGCATCTATACCGGAAACAAATTCTAGAAGAGTTATTATAGAGCTCAGTTCAGCCGACGACACCGAAAGATCAGTAACCTTTACAGAAGCAGGTGCTTTTGAAATCTTAAAAAGTTCTAATTTTCCTACCACTATTACTTTCAATAATGCTACTACTAGGGTACTGATTGAGGCAATAACAAGGAAAGTTGGAAATACTAAAACGGTGTTTTTGAATTATATTGGAAGTTTTGAATAACCTATGTTCCATCCGTTTGAAGGTAATCTCAGCGAACTCAAAGATTCCGAAGTAGAATCTAAACTATTAGAATTGACTAAAAAATACTTTCAAGCTCAACGTTTAGGCAATCATGAACTATTGACACAGGTCTCTACTTTTGTTACAATATATAAAGAAGAACTAGCGAAAAGGCACAGGCGCAGTTTATCTGGTAATAAACAAATAGATGACGACCTAGATCAATTAATTAATGTTAACTAACGCTCACGACAATATAATCACAGGAATATTAAATCACGGTCCGGACATTATTGAAAATGTTTTAGCCGACGATTTAGGCCCGGCATTAGAAAAATATCTAGAAAGATGCCAAGAAGAGCGACTTGATTATCCTACACCGCTTCAATCAATACCTTCGCAGCGTAACTGGTTCGTTCCAAAAGAATATCAAGAAATGGATATTGAAGAATTTTTAGTCAATCTATGTCCAGAAGAAAATTACGATCGATTAATTACAGAATTAGAGCTTTATAGAAAACACGACATGGTCGATGTTCTTAAAGCTATGAAATACATAGTAGACGTGTTAAAATCTAACAATGTTGTATGGGGAGTAGGTCGAGGTAGTTCCGTTTCTAGCTACTGTCTATTCCTAATAGGCATACATAAGATAGATAGCGTTAAATACGATCTACCAATAACGGACTTCTTTAAAGGAGATGAAAATGGGTAAAACATACCGAACAATGCAGGGAAAAGAAATCGACATGGAAAAGTTGGCAGTTGCTAACGAATTAACTCCGGCAGTAGGAAATGCTAAAGTTAATGCTCGAGGCGACGAACTCGGTCCTGGCGGAGTAATTATTAAGAAACGAGAAGATATCATGGCTGAATATTATTCTAAAAATTCTCGATCAGTAAAAGCCGATACACAAACTAAGTCAGAAACAACAGAAGATTAATAATGGCATCTTTATACGACGCAAAACATATTAAAATTAAAGCTATCAAAGACTGGGTATTGGTCACTGAGATGGACTTTGGTGAAATCACTACAGGATCCGGTATTGTTCTTCGATCAGATAACGGCAAATCTCACGGAGTGAAACCTCGTTGGGGACAGGTGTATGCTATAGGACCCGAACAAAAAGACGTCAATGTAGGTCAATGGATTCTCATCGAACACGGTCGATGGACTAGAGCTATGCATATCGATGATGGCACGGGCGAGAAGAAGATTCATCGTGTCGATGTTAATGGAATAATGATAGTATCCGATGACCCTCCAAGTCCTGAAGATTCTATGGTTGGAGATAGTGTATGACAAACCCGTTTCGTGATCAAGCGAAGTTCATGGCCGCTAGCGATCAAACTGTTGGCGAACTCAACGAGGCACAGTACAAATTGTACTTGGACCTTATGGAAGAAGAGTGGGACGAACTTAAAGTAGCACTGGATAACGGTGATCGTGTGGAACAGCTCGACGCACTGCTAGACTTTATTGTTGTTACTATCGGAGCAATCCATTCGGGCGGCTTTGACGGCGAAGGCGGTTGGCGAGAAGTCATTGGCACTAACCTAGCTAAGATTGACAAAGAAACCGGTAAGGTTCGTAAACGTGAAGATGGCAAAGTCCTAAAACCTCAAGGGTGGACACCTCCTGATTTAGCACCGTTTGTAAAATAAATTAGCCAATACACAACTAGGGCCTTGACTGGCCCTATTTTTTTCTGTATAATAAAGATATGATAATCGGATTTACTTGCTCAACATTTGATCTGTTTCATGCAGGTCATATCATGATGCTGAAAGAAGCAAAAACTCAATGCGATCATTTGATTGTAGGGTTACAAACTGATCCCACAATTGATCGACCAAAAGAAAAAAATAAACCTGTTCAGAGCGTATTTGAACGATATGAACAGCTGAAAGCTTGTAGGTACATTGATGAAATCCTTGTATATGAAACAGAACAAGATCTTGTAAACATCTTGCTTTCTTATCCTATAAATGTTAGAATACTAGGACAGGAATACGAAGAACAAGAGTTCACCGGACGTTGGGAATGTGCGGAACGAGGTATCGAATTTTATTTTAATAAACGTGAACATAACTTTTCAACTAGCGAATTGCGTCAACGTGTAATTGCTGCTGAAATTAACAAAGGATTAAAAGATGGAAGTTCAACCTAAAGATACAAGCAAGGGACATTTTTATGTTAGCCTTGTAAAAAGTTTTCTACGCATTGCCGCAGGTGTAGCACTGTGTATCTACGGACTACCTATCGTAGGCAGCTTATTCATTGCCGCAGAAGTGTTAGGTATTGTTGAGGAACTAGTATGAGAAATCTAGAACTGGTAGATGCTGTAATAGCGTTACATGAGATTGCCAGGACAGTAGAACAAGAAATTGGGCGCGGACAATTGAGCGATGATATACGATCATGCGCGGATCGGCTACATGATCTCTCGATTGCTGACAGTAAAAATAGTATAATAACACAAGACATCATTAATAAGGCAAAAGAATGAAAGAACTATGGGTAGAAAAATACAGACCTAAAGACATTGATGGGTATGTTTTTAGAGACGGGCATCAAAGAAAACAAGTAGAAACTTGGATTAAAGATAAGAGTATTCCGCATCTGCTGCTTAGTGGGTCTGCTGGCATCGGTAAGACCACCCTAGCTAAAATTCTTATCAATGAACTAGGCATTGAGGAATATGATGTTCTAGAAATTAACGCATCACGAACTAACTCTGTGGACGATGTTCGCGATAAGATCACTAACTTTGTTCAAATGATTCCATTTGGACCTTTTAAGGTTGTACTATTAGATGAAGCTGATTACCTATCTCCAAACGCTCAGGCAGCGTTACGTGGCGTTATGGAAGAATACCACGCGACTTCGAGATTTATTCTCACTTGTAACTACCCCAATCGCATTATCCCTGCTTTACATAGCCGATGCCAAGGATTTCACGTTGAGCGAACAGATATTACTGAGTTTACCGCTCGTGTTGCTACTATTCTTGTTGAGGAGAATATTGATTTCTCTTTGGAAACGCTTGATAGCTACGTTAAGGTAACTTATCCAGATCTTAGAAAGTGTATTAACCTTGCTCAGCAAAATGTACAAGACGGATCTCTGATCGCTCCTAGCAAAGGCGACGAAGGCGAGGCCGATTGGAAATTTGATATGGTTGAATTATTCACCGCAGGAAGAATCAATGATGCTAGAAAATTACTATGCGGCAAACTACGTGCCGAAGAAATGGAAGAAGTGTATCGTTGGCTCTANGACAACATTGGCATTTTCGGTGATGAAGCGAANCAAGATTCCGCNGTNTTAATTATTAAACAAGGTCTTGTTGATCATACTCTNATTTCAGATTCCGAAATCAANCTAAGTGCTACATTGATAAANCTTGCTAAAATAGCAAAATGAAAGAAAAGTTAAAACAAGCCTACATGAAAACTGCGGAAACATTCGCAGAGCTTAGTCATGCTCGTCGATTACACGTTGGCGCTATTGTAGTCAAGGATGATAGAATTATTTCTATTGGCTACAACGGTATGCCTGCCGGTTGGGATAACAACTGTGAGGATAAAGAGTTCATGGACCATGATGCCGGCGGATGGCTCAATCCTGATGAAATAGAAGAACAGTGGCCGTTTGAAGAAACTTCAGATGAAGACAATTCGTATATAGGCCGATATCGTCTAAAAACAAAACCTGAGGTATTACATGCAGAAACTAACGCAATCGCTAAACTGGCACGATCGAGTGACAGTGGCTTGGGTGCTGATATTTTTATTACTCATGCTCCTTGTTTAGACTGTGCTAAACTTATCTACCAAAGCGGAATTAAGCGAGTATTCTATCGTGACAGTTATCGTAATACTGATGGTGTTACATTCCTCGAACGATCAGGAATAACCGTAGAAAATACTACAACAGAAAAATGACAGCGAGATACATGATCGTCACTTACTTCCAACAGCCCAACGGCAAATGGGATGAAGTGACGGAATTTAAAAATAATTTAAAATCCAAACATCATAGCACAGCTAATGTTATCTTAGACTTTAAGACTAAAGCTGTACTAAAGAATAGTTTAAACTCCAACGCTACCTTTGAAGATATGTTGGAGTTTTACAAGCGTGTTATTGGTCCTAAGCTTTTACCTTACCTCCCTTCGTAATCGCCATATATTTTTAATATTTCTTTAACTGCAGCATGCCTTTCAACATCTGCTGCGGTAAAGTGACATACGTCAACGTGTTTGTTTCCTTTAAATCCATCATAGAGATTTAAAAACTCTAATAAGCCGTTTGATGTTGGTCTGTCTGCTTGTTGTAGGTCTCCTGTAACAATCATCCTAGATCCTTCACCTAATCTAGTTAATAGCATCTTCATCTGACTTGGCGTTGCATTCTGCATTTCGTCAGCAATGATAAAGCTTTTCTTAAATGTTCGTCCTCTCATGTATGCCAAAGGACTGATCTCAATCACCCCCTCTTTTACAAAATTTTCTATTTCTTTGGCATAATAGTATTCTTCGAATACATCAAAAATCGGCCTAGTCCACGGTTCCATCTTTTCCTGTAGGGTTCCTGGCAGAAATCCATGTTGTTCATCTACGCTTACAGCGGGACGAGTAACCACAATTTTATCAACTTCCCCTTCTTGGAACATTTTAACTGCCCATTGGCAGGCTAGCATAGTTTTACCCGTGCCTGCTGGGCCGATAGCAAATACTATGTTTTTTCTGTTTCTTCTTTGGAGTTTTTAAGAGATAATTCTCTTGATTTGAGGTTTTTAGGATATATCAGTACCCGATTTTTCTTTTNCGGTAAGGAATTTATTTAGTTGTAACTACGTTATCATGCTCTTGCACAGCTAGATTTTTTACAGCTTTTCGTTGTTTCCTCAAAGGATAGCCTCCTATATAAGTGTTAGGCACGGACCTTCGAACCGTAGTGTCCGCACCGGACACAAAGTTATTTACTGTTTAATCAAAAATATAATAACTTAAGATAACTTTTTGATCGAAATAAATACATTGAGGGTAAAAACTATGCTAGACACCAAAGACGTCATTAGAAATATAGAAAACATATACGGATCAAATAACGCTCTAAACATACTTAAAGATTTTGAGCGTGTTTTAGACGAGCTAGATCTATATGTTTACGAGAACTGGATTGACGGCGAACTAATCGAAGGACCTAAAGAATCACGCTATTGGATCTCTTGTACATTTATGTGGCCAGAAGATCAAATGCCTAATCCTAAAGGCGGAATGCGTCTACTAGATTACGGCTGTAAAGTATTCTTTCAACACGACGAACTTACAAAAGTAAGAAAAATTAAAACTCCCGACGACATTCGTCCGGGAACTCGTAAAGGTAAGATTGATTTAGAACCCGTGTGGAAGGTTGAAATCCGTATGCCTAAGAAATTAATGTTTGATATTGATAAAGGCTATAGAAATTTAGCAAAGAATCAAGTCGATAGCTCAATACCTAAAGTACAATCTCAAACTAATGTAGAATCCGAATCCGAACCAACTGGGGATGCTCAATGACCGTGATCACCGAAGGGCTTAGACCCAACGATTTACAAGATATGATTTTTGATATCTTCGAAGTCGATACATTTCAAAGTAAGATGGGCGAAGACCGCGATGTCTGCGTGTTATCTTTCAGAGCTAGAGATCGAGCTCCTGCCAGAGACATGATGGAATTTATAGAAAAAGGTTACAACTTTGTCTTAGACTCTGATGTAAGCGCCGGAGAAGATCGCGAAGGCACATATCATGTATTTGTAGAATTAAATCGTTCCCCCGAACTAGGAAAACAAATAGCAGAAATCGTAGAAGGTATAAAAAGACTAACAGCCATTGAAGGTTGGAAATTTAGATATCATAAGAGCTCGTACGCTCATGAATTAAGTGAAGATAATATAAACAAAATTATCCCCACTTCACCTAACGCCTACGAAACTATGATGGAATCTAAAAGAGTTGACGGTATACAAAAATTCTTTTCTAAAACATATAAAAACGATATGGTCGTAGAAGGCAATAAGATTACTATTAATAGACCGTTCGGTATGAAGTTATCATTTGACATTGTTACATTTGGTAATATTGACGAAGTACAGAAAAATTTATCCGAAACGATTAAAGTAGATACAAAAAGCATGGCCGAAGTTATGTGGTTAACAAAAATGTTAGGCGACTATAACATCAACAAATATGGTGACCATTTCGTCCTAGAGGACGGAAAGAAAACCATGATTATTAAAATGGAGAATTAATAATGAGTTTTACGTTTGAATTTAAAAAAGAGCATCTATCGGAAATTATTGGAAAGAACCCATACTTAGATTATTGGTACAATGCGTTACGTGAAATTTTACCTGTTTACGAAATACACACTCCAGAACGAGTAGCAGCCTTTGTTGCTCAGTGTGCTCACGAAAGTGGCGGGTTTAAGTTTCTCAAAGAAAATCTAAACTATCGAGCAGAAAGTTTAACTAAGACTTTTCCTAAGTATTTTAAAACACTAGACGAAGCACGTCAGTATGAAAAGAAACCAGAAAAAATTGCTAATAAAGTCTATGCTAATCGTATGGGCAACGGTGATGAATCAACAGGTGATGGCTTCCGTTATCTAGGTCGTGGTCTTATTCAGTTGACTGGTAAGAACAACTACACATTGTTTGCCGCAGCTATTGACACACCTCTAGAAGAAATTCCAGAGTACTTACAGACATTTGAAGGTGCTGTACAATCAGCTTGTTGGTTCTGGGAGCAGAATAATCTTAATCAATGGGCTGACAAGAAAGATATCATGACATTGACCAAGCGGATCAATGGTGGTACTATCGGTCTTGAAGATCGTATCAAGCACTACAATCACGCTCTACACTTATTCGTAGGACACTAATATGTGGATGTTATCTTTTGTGCCGGACAGTTTTTTGCTTTACATTGTTAACGCAATCCTTATTGCTGGCGCAATTGGTACGTTCTTAACTTTTTTTATTCTACATAGAATAGTTCGTTGGTTACCAGCTATTGCTCCATATCACTTGATACTACAAATTGTTAGTATTGTGTTATTAATTGCTGGCGTGTATTTGAAAGGCGGCTATGGCGTTGAAATGGAATGGCGTGAAAAATTACGTATTGCTGAAGAACGTGCTAGAGCGGCTGAAGAACAGGCTAAAGTAGTCAATGAAAAAATCGTTACTGTGTACAAAGATCGAGTAAAAGTAGTTAAAGATACACAAGTTGTAATACAAGAAAAAATTAAAGAAGTAGAAAAAATCATCGACGCTAAATGCGAAGTAGCTTCAGAAGCTGTAGACCTTCACAATGCGGCTGCGAAAAATCGAAAGCCTGGAGAAAATAAATGAAAAGTTTATTATTGATCCCGGCAGTAATGTTATTATCAGGCTGTTTAGCAACTGCTCCTAAGTTTCCCGAAGCTCCTCCGGAATTGTTAGCGTCATGTCCAGAACTTAACGAAGTAACTGAAGGCACTAAAGAACTAAGCAAAGTTTTAGATGTAGTTGTAGTTAACTATAGTACCTACTACGAATGTAGAGTAAAAGTAGAAGCTTGGCAAGAATGGCATAAGCAACAAAAACAAATTTACAATAATGCGGTCAAATAACATTGGAGCGAAACAATGTCTAAAATACATGAAGATTGGATGAATAGAAAATGGCGTCCAGCTATGGGTTGGACTTATATGTTCATCTGTATTCTAGACTTTGCTGTGTTTCCGGTGTTATGGTCGATTATACAGGCAACACACTCAGGCACAGTTTCAACACAGTGGGATCCTATTACACTAAGAGGTGCTGGTTTATTTCATATGGCCATGGGTGCTATATTGGGCATTGCCGCTTGGAGTAGAGGACAAGAAAAATTATATGGTGCCACAGGAACAGCTCAGCCTGTAGCAACAACACCAACAAGGCTCGCAAGGCCTATTCAACCGCCTGAGCCGGAACTATAAAGGAAAATAAAATGAAATTATTAGCAACAGCGTTATTTACAGGTATGTTAGCATTTGGTACAGCAGCCTGCGCCAAAGAAGAACCAAAGAAGCCAGCAACGGCAGTAACGGCACCAGCAGCACCTGCGGCACCAGCAGATGCTAAGAAAGATGCTGCTCCGGCGACTAAAAAAGTTTGCTTAGATGTACAGGGTAAAGACGGTAAGCCGGTTATTGATGCCAAGACCGGTAAACCAAAACAAAACTGTACTACTGTAAAGGTTCGTGAGAAGTTTGAAGGTACTAAGATAGAAGACGCTAAGAAGAAATGAAAAAATCCATAGCTATCGCTGTAGTAGCATTATCCTTGAGTGGATGTTCTACTATGTCTACAGTTAAAGGATGGATCCCTAGCTTTTGGGATGACAATCAATCAGCTAAAATTGTTGACGTAAGAATGAGCGTTGAAAAATTAGATTGTACCCAAGACCAATTACCGCAAGTTGAAAAAATACGCGATGATTTAAAATGGTTTGAATTGTATTCTCAAAGCAAGGGTTGGCGTCAGGCTGATGTTCTACGTGTTATAAAGCCTATGCAGGAAACTGTAGATGATATGTACAAAAGGGCCAAGGACCAGCAAGGAAGTAAAATGTATTGCGAGCTTAAAAAGAAAGTCATGCAGTCGCAGTCAGACAGAGCGGCTAAGGCCGTACTAGGGAGATTCTAAATGATCGAACATTTACAACATTTGGCTAGCAGTCCTGATCCTGCCATCGCAGGTCGTGCTCAAATGGCATTACAGATCACTGAGGCCTTTCAATCCGGGGGCATTAGCCAGGACGAGTTTAAGGAACTGATGAAGGACCTAGTTCGAACAGATAAACTCAATGAAGAGTGCGCTGACCTAGAAACAAAAACTATGTTGGTTACAGCGGTGTATGCTGTAGCACAATTAGCGTAAAGAGTATATTTTTTCAAAAGGCAGCTTGACTGCTGCCTATTTCTATTATATAATAGTACTATGAAAGATTACTATAAAACTCTTGGCGTACCACCGTCAGCATCGCAAGACGAAATTAAAAAAGCGTATCGTAGCATGGCTATGAAACATCATCCTGATCGCGGTGGTGACCAAAAAAAATTCCAAGAAATACAAGAAGCGTATAATACGCTCAGCGACGAGAACTTAAAAGCACAACACGATAATCCCGGACAACACTTCAACTTTGGTAACGAAGACATCTTCGGTTCATTCTTTGGCGGGCCGTTTGGCGGCTTTCAGTTTAGATCATCGCCACGAAACTCTAATGTAACCGCAGTTGTTGACATTAGTTTAGAAGAAGTATTAGTCGGTAAAACAATCGATGCCGAAGTCGGTTTTAAAAATGGCGGTAAGAAATTAGTCAGTATTAATATTCCGCCCGGAGTAGACGACGGTATACAGATTCGATATCCGGGCATGGGCGATCAAAGTATAAGTAAATTGCCGCCTGGAGACTTAATCGTACAAGTTAGAGTTAGACCCCACACTCTCTGGAAGAGGCACGGACAAGATATTATGTGTGAAAAAGAAATATCTGTCTGGGATGCTGTTTTGGGCACAACATTAAATGTAAGTACCCTAGATCATAAAACATTCACAGTAAACGTTCCAGCAGGAACGCAGCCCGACACAACACTTAGTTGTAAAGGCGAAGGACTTCCCCATCCCAATACAATGAAGAGAGGAAACTTGTTAATTAGAATTAAAGTACAGATACCTAAAACATTGTCAGATTCTCAAATCAACATCATAAAGAAGTTACAGAACAATGAAATTTGAACTTGGACCCCACGATAGCTTAACTCAAACAAGTACGCCATGGGACTTTAACAGTGACGGTGACGCCGAACTGCTAGAAAAAGCCATGTGCGAGTTTATGACCGAAAGTCGCGGTATCGGCCTCGCTGCTAATCAGATAGGATTAACTAAACGAGTATTTGTGATGGGCAGCTATAATATTGAAGGTTTTCCTGCTCCGTTCGCTGTTTTTAATCCTAAGATCATCGAAGTCAGCGAGGAACAAGCCTTAGATAAAGAAGGATGCCTTAGTTATCCCGACCTATGGTTGACTGTAAAACGTCCTGCGGTTATAAAGGTAGAATACCAAGACAGCAAAGGAAACGTACACGAAGCTGCTCTAAGCGGTCTAATCGCAAGATGTTTTCAACACGAACTAGATCATCTTAACGGTATTTGTTTTGTTGACAAAGTATCACAGATGAAGCTACAATTAGCTATAAAAAAACTTAATAAGAAAAGGTAATCCATGCTAGAACCCAGCGATAAACTACAAGCTATTTTTGAAAACGCAATCGCAATCGCACAAAAACTAGAACATGAATATGTGACTCTAGAGCACCTAACATTTTCTATCATGTGCGATGACGACACGTATAAACTCTTAACAGAGTTCGGAGCTAACAGCGAATTCATTAAAGTTAATCTAGAACAGTTTCTTAAGAACAATCTTCAAGAAATTAAAGTCGAAGGATTAACACAAAAGCCAAAGAAAACAACATCAGTTGAACGTGCCTTAAATCGAAGCTTTACACAGGTTTTGTTTAGTGGACGTCAACGTATTGATATCGAAGATGTGCTACTTGCCATCTTATCCGAGAAGAAGAGTTTTTCATATTACTATCTTACCAAAGCAGGTGTAGTAAAAGAAAAATTCATGGAATTTTATCAAGGTAGAGTTGAAAACGAATCCGACGACGATTCTGCTCCATCTAAATCTTTAAACCCAACTCAACTAGATAAAATCCTAAACGCATACTGTACGAATCTGTCTCTTAAGGCAAAACAGCGCCAATTGGATCCAGTCATTGGCCGGGAAGAAGAATTAGAAAATATCCAGCTTATTTTAGCCCGTCGTTCAAAAAGCAATGTACTTCTTATCGGTGAACCCGGTGTTGGTAAAACTGCCATCGCCGAAGGCCTTGCTCGCAAGATCCACGAAAAGAAAGTTCCAAAATTTATTCAAGATCACTTAGTTTATACTCTAGATATCAGCGCACTACTTGCCGGTTCTAAATACAGAGGTGACTTTGAAGAACGAATCAAAGCTGTAATGACTGCTCTCGAAAAGAAAGGCAACATTATTCTATTCATCGATGAAGCCCACATGATGAGCGGTGCTGGAGCAGCTAATGGATCTGCCAATGATCTAGCAAATATCTTGAAACCGATTCTAACCAAAGGCACGATGAAAGTCATTGCCTCTACTACATGGGAAGAATTCCGCAAGCACTTCGAAAAGGATCGTGCGTTAATGCGTCGATTCCAACGTGTTACAATCGATGAACCTACTCCGGAACTGAGTATTAAAATTGTTCGAGGTATTAAAAAATATTACGAGCAATTCCATAAAGTTAAAATCACAGATCCTGCTGTCGAAAGTGCTGTGAAGATGAGCATCAAATACATGCCTGATAAGAAATTGCCAGACAAGGCAATTGATATCATTGACTGTGCCTGTGCTAGGTTTAAAATCAAAGATGACGATACATTAGAAGAAGGTAATATNGTTGACATCGAACAAATTATGTTCGAAGTTAGTAAAATGACAAAGATGCCTGTAGAGACTGTCAGCGAAAAGGAATCTAAAAGCCTTGCTGATCTAGAAGTTAACTTGAAAAATTCGGTGTTTGGACAGGAAACAGCCATTACGAATCTTTTAGATAAAATTTTCGTAGCTCAGGCTGGTATGAAATCTCCTAATAAACCCGTCGGTTGTTTCTTGTTTGTTGGACCAACAGGCTGCGGAAAGACTGAAACAGCTAAACAGCTATCTGAAAAGATGAGCATGCCTTTGATTCGATTCGATATGAGCGAATATCAGGAAAAACACAGTGTAGCTAAGTTAATTGGGGCTCCTCCGGGTTATGTTGGATTTGAAGACAATGCCGGTCAACTAATTACAAAACTACAAGAAACACCAAACTGTGTACTGCTGCTTGACGAGATCGAAAAAGCACACCCAGATGTATCGAATATTTTGTTACAATTCATGGACAATGGTTTTGTAACTGGTAGTAATGGGAAACAGGCCGATGGTCGTAACTGTATTCTAATCATGACTAGTAACCTCGGTGCTGCTGACAGTGAAAAGAATACTATTGGTTTCGGAGATTTAGATAAAAATGACGAAAACGATAAAGCAGTTAAAAAGTACTTTTCTCCAGAGTTCCGAAATCGGTTAGATGCTGTAGTTAAGTTTGGTAAACTGTCAATCGAAACTGTTAGAGTTATTGTTGACAAGTTCATCAAAGATCTTAACACACAGATTAAAGACAAATATGTAGAAATTGTGTTAACTGAAGAATCGAGAGAGTGGTTGGCTAAACACGGATATGATTCTAAGATGGGTGCTAGACCGCTGGCTAGATTAATCGACAACGAAATCAAGTCACCTATCAGTAGAAAGATACTGTTCGGCGAACTTAAGGAAGGCGGCCGGGTGTTTATTAACGTAGAAAACGATAAGCTTTCATTTGTTATTAAAAATCTGGGCGATGAAATGTCTAAGTTAGAAAAACGTGCCTGGAAACAGCATAAACGAATACTAGATGGTGCTCCGTTAGTTACTGAAACTTCAGTAGAAACTGAATAAAAATGCCCCGAAAGGGGCATTTTGTTTTAATCGCCAATTATATCTGCTAGATAAATATAGTATGACCTTTGGAATCATACTATGAGAGACATTTTATCTAAACTAGACGCAATAATCACAGAATCAGCATTAAATCCCAGCAATCCTAAAGACGATTATAATGCTAAAAAGCAAGCATTAGATGACCTCGAAGCAGATCCTATAGCGAGCAAAGATCCTGAGATTTCGGCAGCTATAGATCAGCGCAGAGCAGATCTAGAAAAAGAAGCCCGAACTAAAGGATTTACAGAGGACGAAGACATATATCAAATCGGAGACGACTTTGGCATTAGTATTTCGCAAGATTTTGAAATCGGTACGCAAATCGTAGATATTTTAGAAGATGGTGTTGTTATCGATTTAGACGAAACCGCTTTAGATTTTCTTTCTAAAAATGGATTTACGTTCGAAGAAGTAGTGTTTGGTGAAGATGGCGGCGATCCTGAAATTCGTCCAGGTATGAGAGTATCTCAAGGAACTGTTGTTAAAGTAGACGGTAACACTGTTACTGTAAAAGCATCGAATGGTGATTTGATGCTCATGAATATACACGATGTGTCAATAGCAGAACATCGTATAGCAGAAGAAAAACAAAAAGGTGTTGATGGCAAAGCCTGCTGGAAAGGCTACAAGCGTATGGGCACTAAGCAGAAAGGTGGCAAGACTGTAGACAACTGTGTTAAAGTTGGAGAAGATTTAGATATGAATCTGCTCAAAGCTGCTCAAGGTGCTATGAAATCTGTAAAGAAAGACAGCGAGAGCGAGCGTAACGCTCACAAGCCATACGGGTATCGAGACGACGATAGCGACCCAGATGAAAGTCCTAGAAACGACAAGTTTGATAAATCAAGATGGAAGCAGTACAGTATCCTAGATAAGGAAGTAGACGAAGCAGAGTATCAGGGCAGAGATGTTCCTTTAGGTAAACCCATGGCCGGCGATGTTAAAAAATCCAAAGTATATGTAAAGAATCCACAAGGCAATGTTGTCAAGGTAAACTTTGGTGACAAAAAAATGCGTATTAAAAAATCTAATCCTGCTCGTAAAAAATCTTTTAGAGCAAGACATAACTGTGACAATCCAGGACCTCGCCATAAGGCACGTTACTGGTCATGTAGGGCTTGGTAATTATGAAATTAATGGAATTGTTTCAACCGCCAGCACTGGATTCTGCCAGTGACACGATGGAAAAAGATCCTCGACTTGTGTCGGATATTAACTATCTAAACGATCTTAAATTTTTTATAGACAACGATACTGATCGATTGTCTAAAAACTTTTTCCCAGCTATTAAGCAGCAACAAGCAAACGACGGACCCGAAAGCTTTAAGTTTTATTTAAAACCGTTAAGCGATTCGTGTGAAGAATATTGTAAAGAATATGATCTATCAGATATCAAAGATGAAATTTTCACTCGTGAGAGTTTAGTAGAGCTTGCTAAAGAAATAGCGGCAGAACAGTCTGAATTCATTAAAAACGGATCTTATAATAAATGAAACTGTTTGACTTATTCGAGGCCGGTAACAAATCTGTTTCTTTCGTGTTCGGAAGATTAAATCCTCCAACCCTCGGCCATAAACAATTATTAGATACTGCTGCTAAATCTAATAAAGACTACAAAATTTTTCTTAGTCAAAGCCAAGACAAAAAGAAAAATCCTCTAAACTACGAAACGAAAATTAAATTCATTAAAGAAATGTTTCCGCAACATGCCAGTCATATAGTTCAAGATACAAGTCTTAACACGATAATGAAGGTATCTAGTTATCTGTTTGATCAAGGATACAGTGATGTAACCATTGTTGCCGGTAGTGATCGTATCGAAGAACTTAAAAAACTTATAGAAGCGTACAACGGAGTTGAAGGTAAATCCCATGGCTATTATAAGTTTAATAGTATAAACTATGTTTCAAGTGGAGATCGAGATCCCGACGCCGATGGAGTAGAGGGTATCAGCGCATCGCTAGCAAGAGAAAGAGCAGCACAGGGAGATCTAGAAGGATTTGCCGCAGCGACCGGTGCCGGTAAACTTTCTAAAGCACTGTATAACGCTGTAAGGCAAGGTATGGGCATACAAGAAGAATCTATTGCCGAAGCACCAATCGAGTTCGATCCACAAGAACCAATGAACCCTATGATCTACGGCGCAGGTTCCAATCCCGGTAAATTACAATATCGAATGATGCGAGCAGCCAACCAATTAAAAGATCTAGCTAAAAGAGCAGAAGGTGCTAGTGCTATTGAATGGGAAAGTATATCTAAAAACTTCGATGAGCTAGCAATGAATATCGGACAGATTAAACATGGTCTTGAAGAATTAGCAAAACAAAGAAAGAAGGGCGGCGTCCGAAGTAGAGGCATCGATCCTAACATTGGCTGAGAACTATTATGAAAGCAAAAGATTTTATACCCGCAAGTAAACCTCGCAACTTTGTTGCTAAGAATCAAAAGACTGCAGGCGCTGGCGCACACAAAGATAAGAAACGTGCCGAAAAGCAAGGTGACGTCAAGCATAAACAGAAACAGTTTGAGCAAGGTGTGGCGGAAGGCTTGCCGCAGACTCTACGCAAGTTTGTTCCTGGATATGCCAAGCGTGAGATTGATAAAAAGATGGATGCTGAAAAATTCGGCAGAAGAGATGTAGATAAGGATGCTAACTTTCATCGCTACAAAAAGATTCAAGACAAGATCAAAGAGTCAAGTGTAGAGGTAGCAGAGATTGATACTGGCAATATGCCTTTAGTTAGACTTGGCGGCACTGTGGCTGCTAGACCAGCTGTCAAAGTAGGCAGCTTAGTTAAAGCACAGGGCTTGGACGGCATATGGCGAGTAGATTCAGTTCGTGGCGAAGATGCGTCTATTACTATGGAACGTCCTAATACCGGGGTCTCAAGACGGGTACCAATATCTGCGCTTAGAGTATGGACTAATAAACCTATCACTACATTAAGAAATGACAGTGTGTCNGAAAGAGTNAGAGACCCAGAAGATTGGGACGAAGGCAACACAGAACCNCCTAATAACTTTGCNGTGTANATNAATGGTAAGAANTGGAANGTATTTCAAAGGTCGCGGACAATTTGCCGACGACTACAAAGAAAGAGAGCATTATCGTCAACTCCAAAACTGGGCNCANGCTAAATCTCAGTCCACTGGCAAAGATTGGAAGGTTGTTGTTACTGGCGAGTCACCTACAGCATAATGGACATCAAAACACTACAGCGCCTTGCCGGCATTAACGAGTTCAAGGGGTATATAAAGTATACTCCAGAAGATCCGCTCGGCGGCAGTAATGTTAGCATTACTGGTATGGAAAAAAGAGAATTAGAAAAGAAACATAACATTAGGCCAGGCACCCCGGAATGGTTTAAATTATGGTTTAGCCTTCCTTTTATGACTGGAGAAAAGCCCTATGAACCAAAATAATTATCCAGTGTATCCTCAGCAATACGGCGAAGAAGATCGTCCACTAAACCCATACGGTCAGCACTAATGAAAGCAAAAGAATTTATAAAAGAATCGCCTAACACATTTTCTGCTCGAAAAAGTGATACAATGTCTACTGCGTTTGAATACCCGGGTATGACTTCGGCGAATCCCTATGATATGTATCGATTTAGTATAGCGATGGCTGATCATACATCACCGCCGGCCGAAGGTGCTCTTAGCAATCACGGACTCATAGTTGCGTATACTCCAGAAGAAGAAGCAGTAATACGATCGGCAGAAAAAACTACAGGCAATAAAGGTAAACTAGTTTCTAATCGGGGTAGCAGAGAGCCCAAGGGTACTAACACAATCAGTCCTGTTGCTCAACCTAAGAAAAACAAATACGGAATATGAGAGCTCAGGAATTTGTTACTGAAAAGAAAAAACGCAAGAAGCGCAGATTAAAGGCAGCAGCTTGGGGCCCAGGTCCTTACGGTGGCTATGGTTATGCTGCCGGCTATAGTGGCGACGGTGGCGGTGGCGTAGGCGAAAGTGTAGAAGAAGGGTGGAAGGATTGGGTTGGCAGTGCTGCTCTCGGGGCTGCTGTAGCCGCAGGAGGTGCTGCCGGATATGATGCTTATAAATCCAGTCAACAGGATAAAGAACCCGAAAGAATTAGTGTCAGCGGAAAAGTTCAAGATAAGAGCAATTTTGAAAAAGGCATAATTAAAATTGCCAAAGATGCGGTGCCTAAACAATCAGTTACAGGATCCCCACACGAAAAGTTCTTAACTAAAGCTGCTATTGCTGCTGGTATCAAAGGCGAAGAACTAGCACAGTTTCTAGCACAGACAGCACACGAAAGTCATAATTTTAAATCGATGGTCGAGTATGGAGGATCATTAGATTTTAAAAAGTATGAACCTCGATTTGCCAAAGATAAAAAAGGCAAACTTGTACAGGTAAATCCTAAAGCCAAAACACTAGGTAACGTTAAGAAAGGTGATGGCGCTCGCTACAAAGGCAGAGGGTACATACAGCTTACTGGTAGATACAATTATAAGAAAGCCGGCGAAGCATTAGGACTGCCTTTAGAACAGAAACCCGAATTAGTTGAAAAACCCGAAGTAGCTGCTCAGGTAGCGATATGGTTCTGGCAAAATCGCGTACAACCTAAAGTAGACGATTTTTATGATACCCGAGCTTCAACTAAACCTATTAACCCGGGTACTTAAAGGTCTAGAAGATCGCAAAGAAAAGTTCAAAGATTTTAAATTAACAATGCGATAAATATTAGTATGAATATAGCTAGAAATTACTAATCAGTATAAGTTCTTTGGTGCTAGGGTGAGAGTCAAGCAGCCTTCGTATAGCCAAATTATCGATACTACAGTAACCGCTAAAAATCAAGAAATGGCTAGAAGATTATTAAAAGCACAATACGGTAAAAATGCTCTTATTAGCAATGTTAGGGAAATAAAATGAAAATTAAAGATGTTATCCATGAAACAGCCACAGCAGGCGCAACATCGGCAGGTAATGTTTCTGTAGGGGTAGTATACCCTAATGTACCAGGAAAACAGCCTAAAAAGAAGAAAAAGGGCATAGCACCAAACGCTTTAGACATGAAAGGCGGCAATCTGTTAACTGGCGGCTCTTTAGTAAAAAGATAAATATAATATGGATCTTAAACAAACACAACCCGACGATCACGAAGCTGATATGGCAAAGGCTGATTGCTACAAATTAGCAAAATACTCTGCTAAACTATTTCACATGATCGAAGAAGGTGAAAATTTAGACGGATGGGTCGCTGCTAAAATCACTAAAGCTTCTGACTACATTTCTAGTGTATATCATTACCTAGAATACGAAAAAATGAATAAAGAAAAAACCGACCAAGGTCCGAGAGATTTTGATGAGAGTATCGAAAAAACAGTTCGAAATAGTCTCGCAGAACAGTGGCAAAATAAAAAACAAGGAAGATAACAAATGGATTTTAAATCTATCTTAAATAAATTTTCTAGTATCGAAGCACTGCCAAAAGCTGTTGAAGCTCCAAAGCTAGCTGATCCTATTAGATTAGACGAAGGTACAGAACTAAGAGTTCTAGCAGGAGTAACAAAATTAACAGAATCTGTTATTGCTGAGAAATCAGTCAGCAAGGCACAGCAGAAATTTATGGGCATGGTCCACGCTACTAAGAAAGGCGAAAAGGCTCCTAGTAAAGAAGTTGCTAAAGCTGCTAAAGGCATGAGTGATAAAGAAGCAGAAAAATTTGCTTCCACAAAACACAAAGGTCTACCAGAGAAGAAGGCTAAAACAGAAGATATTGATGTTACTGAAGAAATGAAAGTCGGTGACACTAAGAAATCAGCCACTGGTGGTACTATCGAAAAAACTAAAACAGGTATTAAGCATACTGCTAAAGCCTGGGACGGTGAGGATCACACAGAGCCAGCCCAGAAAAAAGCCAGCAAGAAATCAATGACTGGTGCTGAACGTAGAGATCAAAAGGCTGCTGATAAAGAGCAGGCTAAGGCAAGTAAAGAATACGAAAAGAAACACCCCGGTTCAGTTACACGTCATAAAATGAAAGAAGCTGCTAAACCAGACTTCTTAGACGTTGACAAAGACGGTGACAAGAAAGAGCCAATGAAGAAGGCAGTTGCTGATAAGAAAGGCGGCAAGCCACAAAAAGGTGTAAATCCGTTTGCTAAGAAAAAAGTTGACGAAGCGTTATCTTTTAGAAAAGCAATGCAGATTGTCAAAGAAAGTCAAGGCGATTTCCAAGTTGATCCAGTAGACAAAGCACTTTGGTCTTGGGCCGAACGTGTTGGAAAGAATAAGTTTACAGAATCAGTCCAAGCTCAGGCGTTCGCAGCCGTTACCTATGAAAAGATGGGCGGAGAATGGAATCTTCATAAAATTATCAAAGAATAATACTTCTTTTGGTAATAAAAAGCCGGTTAGTCATTGACCGGCTTTTTTGTTGGCTATATAATAGTCCTATAAGGGAAATTTCAAGGAGTATTAACAATGACAAAAATGTACGGACCAGAAGAAAAAGCTAAACTAGAACGTCTCATCAACGAAGGCGGAAATGTACTTCGCGAAATAGAAGATCTCTCTGAAGGGTTGAAAGAAACTGTTAAAGCCGTAGCCGAAGAGCTGCAGGTTAAGCCCAGTATCATCAATAAAGCAATTAAAATCGCTCATAAAGATAATTGGAAGTCCCACGAAGAAGAATGGAACGAAATTGAAATGATTTTAGGCGTTACTAAACGTTTGCCTGAATGATTGATTTATTTCGTAGTACATACAATTGGGCAAGGCGTGATTATCAAGAATGGCCTTTGAGGTTTTTCTTAGAAATATCTGCCTGGATCATGAGTATAACCTGTACTATATGGATGGGTGCTACTTTACCTAATCCGCCGTTTCTAATTTTATATCCACTGTTTATCATCCAATGTACTATATTTGGGTGGGCAGCTTGGACCAGGCGCTCAACAGGAATGGTAGCTAATTATCTATTAATAGTCACTATCGACGTTGTAGCATTAATACGTTTGATAAGTATTCAATAACAGTAAGGTTTGATCAGCCATAAATGATCCTATTTGGTGTTTGCGAGCCGGAAATCGCAAAGGAGAATAAATGAGTTATGTAGACGCTTTCTATGATCGCGACAACGACACTATTCGCGTCGTTGAACGTGATACCAAAGGACAAAGACAATATATTGAGCACCAAGCAAAATATTTGTTTTATTATCCAGACCCTAGGGGAAAATTTGTCAGTACACACGGACAAGCCCTAAGTAGAGTAACGTGTAAAAATTTAAAAGACTTCCAAAAAGAAGTTAAGATTTATGGCAGTAAAAAATTACACGAATCTGATATCAATCCAATCTATCGATGTCTTGAAGATCATTATCTAAATGTCGATGCCTNCGAAGCTGAATGTAGCATTCTTCGATATTGAAGTAGACTTTGATCCCGAGCGCGGATACGCATCTCCCGAAGATGCGTTTATGCCTATCACTGCTATCGCAATATATCTCCAGTGGCTAGAAACTATGATCTGTCTAGCAGTTCCGCCAAAGACTATGACCATGGCAGAAGCAGAGAAAGCAGTAGCCGAATTTCCGAATACCTATTTGTTCGACAACGAAGCAGACCTATTAGATAACTTTCTATCATTGATCGATGACGCAGACGTCATCAGTGGTTGGAACTCAGAAGGGTTCGACGTTCCGTATACAGTTAACCGTGTTACTAAAGCATTGAGCAAAGAAGATACTCGCAGATTCTGTCTGTGGGATCTTATGCCTAAAAAGCGTGAATACGAAAAGTATGGTAAAAGTGCTGTAACCTACGACTTCTATGGCCGTGTTCACTTAGATAGTTTAGAACTATACAGGAAA